CCACCTCCGCCACCACCGGATCCTCCAGCACCACCACATTGATTTCTATCATTGTTACCACCAAGACCACCACCATTTGCAGTAGCTGCCCCACCTGGACTTGCTCCGCAAACATCAAAAACTGAATTTCCACCAGCTGTAGTATTTCCTGGTCCTGTATATTCTCCTTTAGCTCCGACAGTTACAGCATAAGCTGTTCCTCCTGAAAGAGTTTTACAACCAAATAAAAGGCCACCGCCTCCACCACCACCGCCGTTTCCACCGCCAGTTTTTCCACCTGCACCTCCACCACCAACAACTAAAACTTTAGCTGTGGTAGTTCCAGGTTGTGATGTAAATGTACCCGAACATTTAAAGATTGTTTTTTTCTCTGGTGAAGCTGGAGTTACTGTTTGTACTGGTCCAATTATTCCGCCGTTTTGCGCCATAATTTAAACCTCCTAAGCGTCGTCTAATACTTCATATGAAATAAATAAGTCTAGGTCACCTGAAGCACTAGCTCCACCTTTTAGTACGTCGCCTTCCATTAAATAAATAGGCGTGTCCGAAAGAACTAATGTTGCGTCAGCTGGTACTGAAACTGTTTTTGCTAAATAAACTGTTGTGTCGGCACCTGTTGGAGTAATACCTGTTGCTCCAGCAGTTGTTAAACCATCTATAAATAAATCTACATCCGCTGCATTTGTTCCGTCAACGTTTGCAACTGTAATTCTATTAATTTTTAATAATTTTTCTGCATCAACTGTTAATAGAGTTGCAGTTAAAGTGTTAGATAAATTGAAACCAAGGTTTCCACCTAAAATTGATGTTACATTTACTATATTTGGGTTTGCCATTTTTTAATCTCCTTCTTCCTTTTAACCGAATACGATTGCCATTGCAATAGCTTTTCCTACAGAAACTGCAGGGGCTTGCATAGTTGGGGCTGCTCCTGAGCCATTTGATGTTAATACAAAACCACTAGTTCCTTCAGCAACTGCGCCAAAAGAGCCTGAACTATTAATTTGAACTTGACCAGTTGTTCCAGCTGGTGAAGTTGTACCTATAGATAAATCTTTAATATCTGGATTAGTTCCATCATTTGCTGTTGCAAAAACTAATTTGTCACCTTTGTCTGTAGTTCCAAATGTAACAGATGATCCTGAACCAGTTGCATATTTAAACTGAACTGTATTTGCTCCAGATGTTGAATTTCTTAACATGTAAAAAGTTTCTACATCATTTGGAATTGTAACAATTTGGTTTCCTGTAATTGTACCCGTAAACTCGATCATTCTAAATTGACCTGTTCCAGTTGTATTACCATCAACAATTGTTAAAGCTGTAGTTTGCACTCCACCTGCAATTGATTTAGCAGAGTAACCACCTGTGTATTGTTCAATGATTGACCAATTTGTATTAGTTTTTGTTCCCCATGTACCGGCGTTTTCGCCTGTAGCCATTAATTCTATTCCAAGAGGTGAAAATGTTGATGCCATTGTTAATTTCTCCTAATTGTTGTCATTTATATTGGTTATTTAGTTTTAAGTCAAACATAATTATCATGGTGTTTTTCTTGTATATCCTGTACTAGTTTTAGGTGTAATTCTTGTATAGCCAGAACTTGTCTTAGGTGCAAGTCTTTGATAATATCTTAAAATTAATTTATCATCATTTAAACTTGTAGTAGCTATTTGACCTTCTGGAAAGGCATTAGATACTTGGACTGTTGTAACTGTTCCTAAACTTGTTGTACTACTTTGACCACCAGGAGTAGCTATAGTTTCAGGAGTAGCTGTTATACCTCCTAGCTGAGCTGCTATCACAGTCAAAGCACTTAAATTTACTATAGGATTTGAACTAAAAGTTAAAGTTCCTAAATCTGTATCAGCAGAAAGACCTGTTAATCCTATTACATCAGCTGGTGCTAATGATCCAACCGAAGAAGTTGCTGACTGACCTTGTAAACCTACTGAATGATCATCTACAGATAATAGACCAAAAGAAGATATTAAAGATTGACCAGGAAGAGTAATAGTAGCGTCAGTGAAAACTGCTGATAAAGAATTTAAAGTACTGGTTAAACTAAATCCAGATAGGCCAACAACATCTTCTGCAACGACTGTACCTAAACTTGATGTTAAACTAAATCCAGTTAATGACTCTGTTGCACTTTCAATTGATCCCCAACCATTTTGACCCCAAGAAAGTGTACCCCAACCAGGTCTTAATTCTACATCTACACTTCCAATACTTGTTGTTGCAGATAAACCAGTAAGTGAAACAATCGGTGTGTCACCCCAAGATTGAAAACCCCAAGTGTCACGACCCCAACCTTGTACAACAAGATTAGTATCACCCCAATCAGCACGACCCCATGAAAAACGTCCCCATCCTTCAGAAGCTCCTGAATAAGTCAGGTCTCCTAAATTTGAAGTAGAAGAAAGACCCGTTACTGTAAATGTAACGTCAGCCATTTTTTACTCCTATGCTATCTGAATGATTGCGTTTCCTGCTGTCTGTGCTGGAAATTGAATTGTAAAAGTTCCACTCGTAACAGTTTTGTTTGCACCAAAATTAATTGCACAAACTGCTTTGTTAGAATTAGTTGAATTATAAATTAAACATCCTCTTGCTGTAAAAGAAGCAGAAGTAAAACTTGTGTCAGCAAATTTACAACAAGCAGTGTCACCAGATAAAACTGGAGTTGTACTTGTTAAAGCATTTCCACCTGTTGTATATCCAGTTGAAGTTGAACTAACTTCTTTAGTGTTTGTAGGATCTGCTGTACCATCTGCAGGTGCAGTGTAAGCTGTTGTTGATTTATTTAAAGTTGCGTCTTCTGTGAATAAAGCTAATTTGAATGAGTCTGTGCCATTAGTAAAATTGTGACCCTCTACTAAAAGTTCTTGTTTAAAACTATTACATATTGCCGATGTTATTGTCATAAAATTCTCCTATTACTGAGGCGCTGACTCGATTGGTATACGTATTGTACCATCCGTGTAATCGTCTCGTCTTCTTCTTCCAAGTTGCATTGCTGCAAACTTTTGTAGTTCAGTTTTATACTTTCCCTCATATAATGTCAACATATCAGTTGGACCTTTTAAAAATGCATAAGCTTCACATAGACAAGCATAAAGTAGTCCTTGAGGAAAGTAATTACTAACATATGTTCCACCAGTATTTGTTTCTAAACCTGTTGGCATAGCATTATAATGAATAATATATTGATAATTTTGATCTGGTGTAGGAGCCACATATATAGCACCTGATGTAGCAGAACTAGTTCCTGTTGTAGCGCCACCAAACATAGAATAATATTTAGGAAGTCCTGTTGTATCTTGACCTGTTTGACTTCCTTCAGTGCCTGTTAATTCTCCAATATATTCAGATATAAAAGTTTGATCACGTCTTTGTAACCACACTCCTTCACCTGTAGTAGCTGTTGTTGAATCAAAGACCTGAATACCTCTTACAAATAATAATTTAGTAGGCATTGTAATTGTATTAAAATCTGTAGCAAACTGTCCTTGATCTTGAAATCTATCAGAATCCATAGGACAATCTAAATTAATTCTATGTTCTGCATTTTCTATAAATCTATTAATAATAGCAGCAGTAAACACGTTAGCATCTACTTCAGTGTAATTTCTAATATCTGTTGTTAAATTTGCGTAAGTATATCCAGCCATATTTAACCTCTATCATTAACAGGTCCAATTGTACACTGAAAACCGCCTCCTGTTTCGGTGCTTGCAGCATTAGATACTAAAGGCACTGTTATTGAATTATATAAAGTTCTTGTAGCAGGTTGAGCTCCTGTAGTTTCTGTTGTTGCGATTGCCGTCGCTAAATAAGAACCAAATACTTTTGCTCCGTTTGCATGAGATCCAGCTATTGTATTTGATGGTGTTATTCCTCTAAAAGGTGCTGCTGTTCCACGTGTACAACCTGTTAAATTATTTCCAGCTTTACCTGCATATCTAACCGTTTCATTTTCAAAAGCGCCACTTGTAGCATTTATTTTTTCAATAACTATAAATCCTGACGTTGGAAAAGCAGTAGCATCATCTAAAACAATTGTATCAACAGTATCATTAATTGCACCATTTAATGTTGCAGATAATTCTAAAGTTGCAATAGCAACACCACCCACTATTGATTTAACCGCTCTAAATCTAACATGTGTTGTTCCTTCATTTATTTGATTTGATGGATACGAAACACTTAATGTTGGAGAACCAGCAGTTGTAGTAAAGGGATTGTTAGGTAAAATATCTTGCACTGGAAACTCAACTCTAGCAGGTCTAGCATTTTTTAAACCTTGTGGATCTGCCCCGATTGGATGTGGTTCTAATTGTGGTTGTTTTGGTTCAAATTCTGAAATATGTACTATCGCTCCAGTCCATTCTTTTACCATTTCTCTATATGGAAAAGCTGCACCAGATCTATCTGATATTGCTAATGCTCTGCTTCCTTTTGCAAATCTTGCCATTATACATTTGGATAATAGGTTTTCGGTGTAATAAACGTACTCGCCGCTGATCCATCCTCCGATAGTGCTCTTGCTAATTCATCTTCATATAGCAATTTCATTTCTTGTGTTCTTTGTGGTGCAAACTTCATAGATAAATAATATGCAAGTCCCGAAACCATACAAGGCACAAATCTAAAAGGTGTGTCACTTGCATTAGTATAAGCTCCTGCATCTTGAATTCTTCTAACATAATAAACGTTTATAAAGTTAGATGCAGCTGTTGCATTTGGTAATGGGTAAAGTGTTATTGTAACTTTATCTATAAATCTTTGTACCCAAAATTGTGAAGGTGTTCCAAGCGATGCTTTGTTTGCTGTTGCAGAATATGCATCTCTTGCAACCTTTGTTAAACCAATATCTGATTGATTTGTTGTATTGTAGTTTTGTCTAAAAGTAACATTTAAAATATCTGATATACCAAAAACATTTGCAGTTGGGACTGTTGTAGCTTGTGGTGGTTCATTACCTCCAGGTATATCACTTGCATTTCTATAAAAAGTGTATACTCCAGAACCTTCAGCAGTAGCATCTACATTTGTTGAAGAACCTACTACTAAATTAACATTTGTGTTTCCTACTTCCCAAAAATGAATTCCTCTGTTTCCCCATTCTTGAAAAAGAATATTTAAAGATCTTCTAGCAGTTTTAATTTGATAACCAGCTGTACCTACTAAACCAAGACGCTCGTATGCATCTGCAATAATTTCATCGATTGACAGGTCCTGATCAAAACTGTAGGCCTGTGAAGTAGTATTAGCCATTGCTACCTACCCGTCAAAATATACTGTTAAACTTACGAAACTGTTAGTTGGTAGATTTACAGATAAACCTTCATTAGCCAGTATTCCTCCATGTGCTGAAGCTGGATTAATTAAAGTTTGAGTTGCTACAGGATTTTGTACAGCAAATAATTCATTACCTTGTGATTGACCACCATTAAAAAATGTAGTTACTGTATTGGCTGTAGCTGCAGTCGTACCAAATAATTCTCTTAATCTAGTTCTACCTGCAAATACAGTTTGCTCAGATCCTCCTGATCCTGCTGCGTTTCCTGCTCTAACTGCCGTAGTAGTTCCACCACTTACAGCTATTTGAGTTACAGTATTATATTTTAATGTGCTTGTAACTGTAGCTGCTCCGTTAGGTCCATTAAGAGCTTCTGAAGCACTTATACCTAAAGCGTTTGTTCCAGTGATTGTAAAAGTAACACCAGTTAAATTAGTTCCACCGTCTCCAGTTATTGTAACAAATAATCCTGTTCCTGCTGGTGCAAAACTTGATGCTGTTCCAGCTAAAGTTAAATTACCTGCACCACCTGGTGTTTGTGAAGCCGCAATAGAATCATCGTCTGCTGATGTTGTAGCAGGGACTAATGTTTTACTTTTAGGACTTACTATACTTGTTCCCATAATTTTTTCTCCTTAAAATTTGTGTGGGCCGAAGCCCACACTAAATTAATTATTACGCTCCAAATGCAAATGCACCAGTAGTAGCGTCTGCTGCGCCACCCATTTTAGATGCAATGTGCCATGTTCCATCTTCGAAACACATAAAAGCAATCATGCTTCCTGTTGTAAAAAGATTTGTAGCTGCGTCTACAGGTGTGAAGACTAATGATGTTTCACCTGCTGCTGAAGTATCATAAGTTACTTCTGCTGCTGCTCTTGATTCTATTAAAGAACCAGTAGCCCAAACATCATCGCCAGCTGCATTAAAAGTTAAAGTGTTAGTTCCACCAGCTGTATCTTTTGATTGAACATAAACAGCGATTGCTCCTGAAGTTGCTGCAGGTAGTGCTACTGCACAAGCTGCTGCTCCAGTGTAGTTAACAACTGCTATGATACCATCTGCAATAGTTATATTAGCACCTGTTGCTGTGTCTGCTAAAACTAAACCAGTTAAGTCAGGCATACCTGAACTCATTCTAGTTGTTACAGCTCCTGTTGTAGCGTTTTTAGTTGCCATTTCGAATCCGTGTAATGATCTAACCGGTCCGCTAAATGTAGTATTTGCCATAATTTTATCCTCCTAATTAAGATACATAGTCTTTAGGCCGTCGACTATACGCGTCTACGTATCAATTTAAATTGTATAGTGAGTTTTTTATATACTAGTTTTTAATAGAGTGCAAGAGAGCCTACGGTATTTATGCATTTCAGCAATGTAGCTTTTGATTAAGTAGCTACAGAAACTTGT